AAATGCTCGAAGGGCACATCGCTTATGTTCGCTAAGGTTTTCGGTCAAATCTTCGATTCCTCGATTGCTGAGGACTACAATTGCAGGCGCATGTTTATGGATCTTCTCGTCCTGGCAGATCCTACCGGCGCCGTGGACATGACGCACGAGGCTATCAGCCGTCGAACTAACGTTCCCGAATCAGAGGTGAGGAAATACATCGGTCAACTTTGCCAACCGGACGCGAAGAGCCGGTCAAAGATGGAAGATGGAAAACGCCTCGTTCCTCTGGACAAGAACCGCGATTGGGGCTGGCAGATCGTAAATTATCAGCACTACCGGCGGCTCAAGGATGAAGAGGCTCGTCGGTCTTACTTCCGCGATGCTCAACGAAAAGCCCGCGCTAAAAAGAAGAAAGAAGTAGAAGTAGAAGTAGAAGAAGGGGTCAATGTTTGTTCAACTCTGTCAAAAGGCGTCAAAGACAAGTTCTCGGAATGGATGACGGTTCGCCGTGGAATGGGCAAGAAACCGAAGTCTTGGAACAATATGTTTTCCGAGCAGGTCAAATGGCTGAAGCAATTCACCGAAACGGATCAGATCGAAGTCTTGTCCGCCTCGATTCGAGGCAATTGGCAGGGACTTTTCCCGCCGAATAGGAATGGACAACAAAAGACTCGACCGAAAGAACGCGCGCCGAGTTATCCCAAAATGACAGAGAAGCGAGAACCGACAGAAGCTGAGCTCGCCAACGCGCGCCGCATCGCGCACGAAGAAACCGCACGATTCAAGGAGCAATTCAAATGAGCAGACAGGGCGCATGTTGGTACGATTACGAGCAGGACAAAGAGCATAAGGTTCGACGGATTGCCAAGTTGCAGCGCATCCAGGGACTGAAGGATCTGCTCGACACGCACGAAGCGAATTCGGACACCTACGATCACGAATACGTCCTGTCACTGAGGGCGAGACTTCGGGCGGCGCAGAATCAATTAGAGGCGATGGCGATATGAATCTCACCAAAAGAGAGCGAGAAGGTATTTTCTGGTTGATCTGCCTCGTCATCCTGTTGGCGATCCAGATAATTTCTTGGCGATTGTAAGAACCCAAATCGTTATGCCCGCACGGATTAAAGATGAGTTTAAAGGAGTCGAATCTCGACAACAGCGTTACAGATTACGCTTAAGGCGTGACGGTAAATGCCTTACCTGTGGCCAACCATCAGGAAACCGACAGCACTGCACGAATCATAATTGGAAAAGTCCAAGTTCTCTGCGAGAGCAGGTCAAATATCTCAATAAATTGCTTGCCGAGTCTAAAGACCCAAATCGTTAGGCGTCAAGAAAAAAGTGTTGACATGGTTTCGTATTAAGTCCATACGCGTGGCATCGATTCGACGCCAAACGGTAGCAAAAACAGCAATACTGCGTCAAAACTGAGCCGAACTCGCGGACTCAGGCCTTTCAGGAAAGGTCACGATCCCAGGCGGAATCTGAAGGGCAGACCGAAGTCATTTGATGAGGTTCGCGCATTAGCTCAGGAAATCTCACACGAAGAGCAGAACGGAAAACTTGCTGTCGAGCGGGTGTTGCGACGGTGGATGGACAGCCCTGAGCCAGCACTGCAAAAAGCGTTCATCGAATATGCATTCGGTAAAGTCCCAGACAAACTCGACATGACGACCGAGCACAAGACAAAGCTGTTCCTCAACTATGCCCACGAATCAGAAGGACGAACGGGTGATCGAAGCCGATCTACCTCCGTTCCATCCGGCACAAATTAAAATTGCATCCAGCGATGCGCGTTACCGCGTAGTATCTGCCGGGAGGCGCTTTGGAAAAGGCATACTTGGAATCTCGGCCGCGTTTAGATACGCATCAAGAGGGGCAAAGTGCCGGTGGATCGCCCCAAGTTATGCGAGTGATTCGTATCAGGCGGGTTGGCGAATGGCGACCGTGCTGGCAAATCAAATACCAGGCGTTACTATTCACCTCCAGAAACGTCAATTCGATTTCTCGGCAGTCGGTGGTGGGTGGCTACAGTTTAGAACGGCTGAAGAACCTGATTCGCTCCGCGGTGAAGGAATTGATTTCGTAGTCTTCGACGAAGCGGCGCACGTCGATAACCTTGAAACGATGTGGGAGCAGTGCGTGCGGCCCTCGCTCATGGATCGCCGCGGCGATGCGTGGTTTATCTCGACGCCGAACGGCTTCAACTATTTTAACGCGCTTTATCTCCGCGGCCGAGAAAACAAGGATTGGGAATCTTTTCAGTATCCCACATCCTCAAACCCACACATCGACGCCGCGGAGATTGATGAATTAAGATCCACGCTGCCGGCATTGGTCGCCCGGCAGGAGATCGACGCCGAATTTGTGCAGTTGGCCGGCGCATTGTTCAAACGTCAGAATATCGCTGTAATCGAGGCTGAACCCATCGGCGTAAATTGGGTGAGGAGTTGGGACCTGGCGTTCACTGAGAAAACAACGAGCGATTATACCGCCGGCGTAAAGATGGCAGTCCTCCCTGACGGCACGATTGTTATTTCCGATGTCATTTCGGGGCGCATGGAATGGCCGGACGCCGTGCGGTGTATCGCAAACACTGCCCGCATGGACGGCACGGCTGTCAGACAGGGGATTGAGGTCGTCAGTGCTCAAGTTGGCGTCTTACAAACGCTGCTCCGCGATCCTTTGCTCCTGTCGCATACTTTCACGCCAATCGAAGTCCACAGGGACAAGCTCACGCGCGCACTGCCGCTCGTGGCGCGTTCTGAGCAGGGCAAGCTTGCGATTGTGCGCGGGAATTGGAATCAGAAGTTCCTCGACGAACTATGCGCGTTTCCCGAGTCAGCACATGACGACATGGTTGATGCGTGTTCGGGAGGAATGACGCTTCTAACGCTTCCAACCGGCGCGATCGACGACCGCACTATGGCGCAGATCAAAGTCGGCGCGAACGCGCAGGTGAATCGGTTTCGACCAGTGTTCACTCCTCGGAGATTGCAACTGGCATGAGCTTCGAAGAAAAAGCCAATGCAATCAGCGGTGCAACTCGCAAGGAGAGACGAGCACTTTCCGCCGCGCATCATTCCTTGACGCAACCGCGCGAAGGCGGGCGTTTCGTAAAGCAACGCACGAACGGTAAGAACCGTGTTGACTCGGCATCGACGATCAGCACGCCGATTGCAAATCTTCAGCGCATAGTCAGGCCGCAAGCTTTATTCCGATGGCTGGGCCCGCAACTCGCAGCAATCACGCCGGCATATATCGAGCAAACGATGATCGGAGCGATGCAGGGCAGCACGCTGCAAGCATGGTCAATCTTTGATCTGATGCTCAAGACCTGGCCTGAGTTACTCGCCTGCTACACGGAACTGATCTACGGCGTGCTCCGAAAGAAGCTCGTCTATGAGCCATATCACGAAGAGGACGAGAAGCCGACGCCTTCGGCAATCGAGAAGCAGAAACTCGTCGCGTGCGCGATTCGTAGCATGACGCCGGACCCAGCGCGCGACGACAGCGCGATAGAAGGCACGATCAAGGATGTTCTCGACGCATGGTTCCGCGGCGTTGCCGTGTCGGAGATTCTTTGGCAGTCGATCGACGATGCGAATATCGGCACGATCATGGCGCCGCAATCAACATTCTCTGTTGATCCGACAAACTACGCATGGTCTTCGGACGGCTCGCTTGGCCTGAGATCAAATAAGCAATCAGCAATGTCCATGTGGCCGTTTGCCACAACCTCACTAAGTCCGAGGCCAGACGAGGTTCAGGCATTCCCTGACAACAAGTTCCTTGTCGCAGTGCATAAGGCAAGCGGCGGATCTCCGTTAGGAGGCGCATTGCTTCGCCCGCTCGCATGGTGGTGGTGCGCGGCGAACTTCTCAAGCGATTGGTTGCTGAACCTCGCGCAAATCTTCGGCATCCCGTTTCGGTGGGCGACATACGACCCGAATGCAACGCCTGAAACGATTGCGATGCTCGACAACATGCTTCAGAATATGGGAAGCAATGCCTGGGGCCGAGGACCGACAGGAACAGAGATTCAATTTATCAGCCCACCGGAACGCGGCAGCGATCATTCACCGCAAGGTGAACTCATGGACCGTGCCGACCGTTACGCGCGCACATTGATCCTCGGCCAAACGATGACCGGAAGCCACGGCACGACAGGCAAGGGCGGCGGCCAAGCATTCGGCAAGATTGAACACGAAGTAAAAGACGACCGGATCGACGCCGCGGGCAAGTTCGCAACGACAGTCCTCAATCAGCAGCTTGTTTCCTCGATCCTGATGCTCAACTACGGCAACACGGATGAAATGCCGTCGATGAAATTCCTAGAGGACGAGGTTGCCGATCTTGTCGAAGCGCAACGCGATCAGGTGTTGATCAATGCGGGCCTCCCGATTGGCGTCGATTATCTCCGCAAGAAATACGACATTCCCGAACCGGCCGAAGGCGAAGAAATCGTCGGAGGCGTCTCGCTGGACTTAGGCCGCGAGCAAAACGTTGACGATCCGCTTAATCAACCGTTGCCGGATGACCCGAATGCGCCACCGACAGACCCGAAACAAGAAGACGTAAAGTCAAAACTCGCTCGCCTGAACGCAAGCGAAGATGACGCGGTGTTCTCG